CTTGTAAAGTAACTAAATACTTTTGTATGAACAACAAGATAACTTAATTTCAGTTTTCATACACCTTGTGTGGTATGTTGTGCGAAATAATATTGACCATAACATACCACACTCTATTTCTAAAAGGATTGATAATGGTAAATAAAAAAGATATAACTTACAATCAACTAACTACAATTAAACCTGTAACTGACAGTCAAAAAAATGTATTTGAGTCTTGGAAAAAAGATAAGAATCAATTTCTATTTGGTTGTGCTGGAACAGGAAAAACTTTCATTTCATTATACCTTGCATTGAAACAAGTATTAAATCCTGAAACACCATTCGATAGAGTTATCGTGGTGCGTTCACTTATTCCTACAAGAGAGATTGGTTTCTTGCCGGGCGATGAAGAAGATAAAGCTGCACTCTATCAAGTACCATATTCTAACATGATGCAATTTATGTTTGAACAACCAAACGAACAAGCATTTAGTATGTTGTATGAACGCTTGAAATCACAGGGAAGTTTTTTCTTTTTATCAACATCATTTCTTAGAGGTTTGACTTTTGACAACAGTATTATCATTGTTGATGAATGTCAAAATCTAAACTTCCACGAACTAGACACCATCATTACCAGAGTGGGTCAAAATTCTAAGATTTTCTTCTGTGGAGATTTTGGACAATCTGATTTGACTAAACTTAATGAAAAAAATGGACTTATGGATTTCCTACAGATTTTACAAAACATGGACGAGTTCGATTGTACAGAATTTAATATTGGAGATATTGTTCGCTCAGGATTTGTTCGTAACTATCTTATTCAAAAGACCAAACTAGGAATGGGCATTGAATAATTAAACCTTTACCCCTTGACAATAACATATAGCTATGTTATAATTATTACTTACATTATGGCAGGAAACTAAAATGCAACATACACACAAACCAATATCGTTAGTTGAGATAAAAGCAACCAACAAAAACGGAACTCGTTTATATGAAACACCAGAGGGTAACGAGTACCCCTCAATCACTACAGTCCTCTCTATACGCAATAAGCAAGGTCTGAACGCATGGCGTAAACGTGTTGGTAATGATGTAGCAAACTACATCTCACGAACAGCTGCTGCTCGTGGTACTGCCGTTCATCACATGTGCGAAGATTACTTAAACAATCAAGACATGCAAAACCATACTAAAAACTTTTTACCACATGCACTCTTTACACAGTTGCGTGAAAATGTTTTAGATCGTATTGATAATATCTATTCTCAAGAAGCAGGACTTTATAGTGACAAGTATAGAGTTGCAGGCAGAGTTGATTGTATTGCTGAATTTGATGGTGTATTATCTATTATTGATTTTAAGACATCTACTAATCCACGCAAAGATGAATATAATGAATCATATTATATTCAAACAGCTGCATACGCAGAAATGTTTGAAGAACGCACAGGAATTGAGATAAACCAAATCTGTATTCTCGTTGTTACACAAGATGGTGAAGTTCAAGAGTTTGTAAAAGATAAAAAAGAATATCTACCTTTACTAGTTGAAACCATTGCAGAGTGGGAAGAAAAAAATATAGTTGGTATTGTTTCACCAGAACAATGTTAAAAATTAATGCTGGTGTAGCTCAGTTGGTAGAGCAGCTGCCTTGTAAGCATCAGGTCGTAGGTTCGATTCCTATCACCAGCTCCATAAACAATAATCACAAAGGACACACAATGCAAGAATCTAAATATAGACCTAAGATGTTATTGCAAACACCAAAAATATTTTCCTTAGAAATTGAAAAAGTTGCTTTGGAAAAAAAGATAACTCACATGGATGCTGTTGTTTGGTATTGTGAAAAAAATGAGTTAGAACCCGAATCTGTTGCACGATTACTTACTAAAGGACTCAAAGAAAAGATTGAGGCAAATGCAAGAGATTTAAATTTTTTAGTCGAAAAATCAGCACAACTACCAATATAAGGAGATATGGTAATGAATGGTGAAGTTAAAAATGCTTTTGGGGTCTTAGAAGGTATGAAGATAAAAAAACCTGACACACAGTCTAAAGACAGAATTAAACAATTGGAGTATGAGTGTGCAGAATTGCAAAGGGAAAATGCACAACTGACAGAACGATGTAAAAAACTTGCAAGTCGTGTTCCAGAGTGGCCTAAAGGTTATCGCCCCGGCCGCAGACCTAGTAACAATAATACTCGTCCACGCCACCAAGAGAGAACTAATAATGATCGTAGACCTAATTGATTCAATGGGCAGTGACTTAACAGTCGTTAATGCTGCCAGAGTATCGTTTTCTAAAGAGTCTAAATGGTTAGCACTAAAAACACCAGAGAATGGTCAACCAGAAGGTTTACTGAATGAAGGTGATAAGAAACTTATTAAGTATCTTGCAAAACATAATCATTGGAGTCCTTTTGGACATGCATCTATGCAGTTCAGAATTAAAGCTCCAATATTTGTTGCAAGACAATTAGTAAAACATCAAGTAGGTTTAGTGTGGAATGAAGTAAGTAGGCGTTATGTTGATTCTGAACCAGAGTTTTATGTTCCAAAAGATTGGCGATTAAAGGCCGAGAATAAAAAACAAGGTTCGTCTGATGAAACTATTGACTATGATGTTTCTTCTACAATGGAACTTGCAGTAAACACTTACAATGACCTTTTAAAATTAGATGTGGCGCCTGAGATGGCAAGAATGATTCTACCACAAAATATGATGACTGAATGGTATTGGAGTGGTACATTGATGGCATTTGCTCGTGTATGCAATCTTAGATGTAAAGATGACACACAAGCAGAAACAAGAGAAATTTCGTGGTTGATTGATGACCTTGCAAAAAACTTGTTTCCTACATCATGGAAAGCATTAAGGTATGAATAGACACATAGTCTATGGAAACGGAGAGTCAAGAGCTCAACTAACGGGCCCTGTCAATCCTAGTGGATTTACTACTTGGGGTTGTAATGCAATTTATCGTGATTTTACTCTTGACAATTTGGTTTCAGTAGATTATAATATGCAACAGGAAGTATACGAATCAGGGTATGCTTTTAAAAATAAATGTTGGTTTACTGATTGGAGTGTTTTACCAAACTTTGATGCAAGTCTAATGAAAATGGGTTGGGCTGATAGTGATGGTACAATATTTGAAACTGCAAGACTGTCTAAAACAGATTGTGTAGTTCAAGGTAAAACAAGAGAACTAGTTGAAAGCAATATCCTAGATGCAATGTCACAGAATCCAAATTTAGTTGAAAAAGATTTAAGACAGAAGATGGAAAAGGATATTGGACTATACATCACTTGGGTTGATAAAAACGACCAAGTAATGGAGATAGATTATCCTAGAGGGTGGTCTGCTGGAAATACTGCACTATATCTTGCTTGTAAGGATGGTGCAGAGGAAGTGTATATGTTAGGGTTTGATGGTAGTAGTTATTCTGAAAACCTAAATAACATATACAAGGGCAGTAAGAATTATCTGCCTGAGGAAAGTCGTGGACTTAACACGATTAACTGGGATAACCAATTTAAAATATTACAAAAGGAATTTCCTGATGTAAAGTTTTATAAGGTTGGAACAGATTTAACATACGATGATTTATACAAAAAACATACGTTAACATAAGGAGACTTAAATGTCATTAGATCAATTAAAGAGAAGCAATTCTCTAGATAAATTACTTGGCGAAGTACAAAAGCAAAACGCACCTCAAGAAAAAAAGTCTTACAAAGACGATAGATTATGGAAACCTGAACTAGACAAGTCTGGTAATGGTTATGCAGTGATTCGTTTCTTGCCAGCTGTCGAAGGTGAAGATATGCCTTGGGCTAAAGTATACAACCATGCATTTCAAGGCCCTACTGGCCAATGGTATATTGAGAACTCTCTTACTACTATTGGACAAAAAGATCCTGTTTCAGAAATGAATAGTGCATATTGGAATACAGGTATTGAATCTGACAAAGAAATCGCTCGTAAACAGAAAAGAAAATTACAATATTTCTCTAACATATATGTTGTCAGTGACAGCAAACATCCAGAGAATGAAGGTAAAGTATTCTTGTTCCGTTACGGCAAGAAAATCTTTGATAAGATTATGGCTTCGATGCAACCAGAGTTTGAAGATGAAACACCAGTAAACCCATTTGATTTTTGGGAAGGTGCAAACTTTAAACTTAAAATTCGTAAGGTTGCTGGTTACTGGAACTATGATTCATCTGAGTTTGAAAAACCATCTGCAATTTTTGATAATGATGCTCAGATTGAAGAAGTATGGAAAACACAGTATGCTCTTGCAGAATATTCTGCACCAACTAACTTCAAGTCTTATGAAGAACTAAAGACTCGTCTTAATACTGTTCTTTCTGGTTCTGTTACTGTTGGTAATGTTGCTGAAAAGATGGAAGATGAACCTGTAGCTGATGCTACAGTTGATACAAAACCTGTCGATAATACTCCAACATCTGAAGTAGATAAAACTGATGATGATGATACTATGGACTACTTCCAAAAACTTGCTGGATAAAGGTAAAGTGTAGTAGATTAAGAGGTAGGAGAAATCCTACCTCTTTTTTTTATATAGCGTAAGATGATGCTCTTTGGAAGATTGGGTCTGGATTACCAATATAAGACACACCAGAAGATGTAGTAGATGAACTGTTAGATGAACTAATATTGGTTGGAGCCACAACAATTGATGTACTACCACCACCATTACCACCACTACCACCTTTCATCATTTCTGCGGTTCTTTGTGCGTTAACTATCTGGCCTGGCTGGTTAGGAACAAATAACTCTTGACCTCTTTCACCAACTACATATGGTTGTCCTGTTCCAACTGGGCCACCTTCTGCCCTTCCTTCAAGTGGTTGATCTTTAGAATCATCACCCATTCCAAGAAAACTCAAAACTTTTCCAACGCCGGGAATTCCCTTCAGAAAACCTGTGTAGTCAAAGTTAAATATATCAGAGAAGAAGTTTCCTATCGCATCAAACAGACTTTTTATACCATCAGCTATAAATTGAATAGGATCAAGTTTTCCAACTTTTGCTTTAAAGTCATCAAATCCAAATAAACCAGCAACAAAACCGACTAGTTTGAGAACCAAATCAGGTATAAATCCTAGAATAAATCCCATAAATTTAGCTATACCGACTTTAAGTGCTTCACCAACACTACCAGTTTCTTCCAGAGTCTTTTGAAAATCAGTAAATGCAGATTTAAGAGCCAAGATAACTACAGCAATTCCAGCTACAATTGCTATAATCGGTAAAAGTGGAATCATCATGGCTCCAAAGGATGCAGCCATCGCAGTCACAGCAGGCAGAAAAGCTACTAAAGCTTTAATCTTCATCATAAGAAATTGTGCTGCTGTACGCGCCATGGTTTTTCCAGTAGCCAACATGCTTGATACCATCCCACTCAAAGCAGGTAAGTATGTCTTTGTTAGAGCAAGCTTTTGAGCAATATAGAACGCTTTTATGGCTTTAAGCGCTGTTGTAATAGCTCCTATAAACTTTATAATTTTAAATGTTGCAAACAGACCTACCACAACACCCAATCCAATTAATATTTCACCTAAATTATCAATAATAGTTTTAAACATATCGCTTTGTACGAAAAGCCCAAAAGCAATCAAAGCTCCAGCAAAAAGTGTTCCTTTAACTAATGTCATAAAACCCTTACCAGCAGCTTTAAGTTTTTCTTTTGCGGCGTCTTTCAAACCCATAATACCGCTTGATATTTTTTGTAAAAGTGTACCTTGTTTGTTTAGTGCTGCTTGTCGTTCTTTTTCAATTTCTTCTTTAGCACCCTTGCTCGTTGCCAGTTTTTTTCTCTGGTCAAGTTCTTTCATTTGAATAGATAGTGCAGCCTTGTTGTACTCTTTATTTTCGTCAACCTTACCACCTTGAGCTTCAATGCTTTCCTTCATGGTTTCAAGCATTTGTTTTTGGGCATCTATGGCTTTAACATCATCACTTTTTGTTGTTTTTGCGACATTAAGTTTTTCCAGATTTATTTTTGATTCCTGTATTTTAATGTCTAGTGCATCTTTTTCAAGCTTTGCGGCCTTGGATCGCATATCATTTACTTTTGTGCCGTCTTTTTTCCTAGCCTTTTCAAATTCAGCACTTTGTTTTTTTAAGTCTTTTAATTCTTCAACTGCTTTTTTTTGTTCAAGTGCTTGCTTAGCATCAGAAATTTTATTCTCCTTCGTCATTACATTAATTACATCTTGAAAGGTTGGTTCTGCCATTGAGATTTACCTTATTTGTTTTTAGCGTATGCTTGTGTTCCAAAGAACGCAGCAACTATACCAGCAACAGCAACAAAATATGTTGGAGCCATACTACCTAGTGTTTTTTGTGCTTCATC